TGTCCAGCAGGTGCTGCGGCAGTACGCCACGCGCCTTGCCGCCGACGTGCCGCAGCACCTGCTGGACAAGGCCGTCGCCGACGCCATCGCCGGCGAACTGCCCGAAGTCCCGGCCTACAACGACGTGCTGCGCGCCATCCGGTCCAGCCCCGTCCTGCCGCAGCGCCCCGGCAGCGCCGCCGTCTCGCCCGTCAGCAGCACGGCCCAGCTTTGGCTGGCCTTCTGCGCCGCCAGCGCCAGCGACGACCAGCTTCTGCGACGCCTTAGCGTCACGCGAGCCCACGGCGGCGACGACGCCTGGCGCGAGGTCATGGCCGAACACCTGACCCTCATCCGCCGCCACCGCCCTGACTGGCTGCCGCGCAACCCGGAGCCGCTGACGCCAGAGCAGCGGACGGAGTTCGTTCGCAGCCGCCTCTCCAGCCTGGGCCTGTCGCTGCACCAAGCCGCGCCTGCGCCGCACGGCCCGACCGTCAGGACGCGCCCGAGCCTGCCGACCGCAGCAGCAGCACGCCCCAAGAGCAACGCGGGCCTCATCGCCCACTACGAGCGCCTTGCCGCCGACGGGAACGCCGCCGCCGCGCTGCGCGCCGAAGCCCTGCGGGGTGAAGCCGGGGCCGACGCATGAAGCCGCCGCCCCCTTGCCCTGTCTGCCGGGGCGATGGCGTCGAGCCGGCGAAGGACGGCGGCTGGGACGCCTGCGGCCGGTGCGCCCGTGTCGCCGAGGCCGATTGGCGCGCCAGGCAGCGCGTGCGCGTGTGCGAGGCGGCGTGAAGTACGACCCCGCCCGCATCGGCGCCCTGCACGCCTACCGCGACGCCCACGGCCGGCTTGCCCTGTCGCTCGCCGAAGCAGAACGCGCCGCCGAACTGCCCGACCTGCCCGACGAGACGCGCGCCTACTGCGTGGCCCGCCGCGACACGCTGCGCCGCGTCTGCACCGGGCTGGAACTGCGCGCGCAGGAGTTCGCGCGGTGAGCCGCCGGGAAACGTCAACGCTAGGCGGGGCAGGAGGCTTGCGCAGCGCGATTGCGGAAGCGCCCGCTACCCATGCCGCGCAGAACGCCAAAAACGCGCCAGCGACTCTCCTAGAGGCTTCTAACGACAACAGCCCGCCGCCGCCCGGCTGGCCGAACGGGAGCAATCGCCGATGACCCCATCCGAGCGCGCCGCTTGGCGCGAAGGCGTGGCCGACAGCGCCGTGTTCCTGCGCGCCATGGCCCGCCGCATCCGCGACCGTGCCCAGGGCTGCACATACGCCGCCAGCAACGCCGCCACGCTAGAGCAGGCCGCCGACCAGCTTGCTGAAGCCCCGCCAGCCCGTGAGCCGACGGGCATCGAATACAGGGGCGGCTGATGCCCGGACGCCGAGTGTTTAAGCACCGCCTTATCTGCGACTGCTGCGGCGCCCATCGCGAGTTCGACCTTTCGCGAGCGCCAAGCAACCCACTCGCAATCCCTGGCAGCGCAAAGCTTGTTGGCTGGCGCCACAACAAGGCGCAACGCCTTGAATGCCCCCGCTGCAATACGGAAAGCCCGCACTTGCCCGCAGAGTGGCAAACGCAACTCGCCGCCCTGCACGTCGTCGCTCAATCCAACGAGGAACCAAAGATGCCCGAGAAGCCCGTGGTCGGACTGCGCGAACCCACGCAACAAGAGCGCATCAAAATCCGCCAAGTGCTGGATCAGCACTTTGACGATGAAGCTGGATGCTGGCTGAACGGCTACAGCGACCAGAAGGCGGGCGAGGAAATCGGTCTGCCGTGGGCTATGGTGACGCGCATCCGTGAAGCCGCCTATGGCCCGATCCGCGTTGACCCAGAGGTGGCGGCTTTGCGCGCCGAACTTGTCCAGATCGGCAGAGAACTGGCCTCCGTTACCGAGAAGCACATTGCCGCGCAAAAGCGCCTCGATGCCCTCACAGCTAAGAGGGCTGCATGATGGATGTACCCAAGGGCTGGACACTCGCGGCAAGGGAGTGGGGTCAACAGCGCGAGCGACGGCGCCACGCCAATGGCGGGCGGATTTTGGGCCTGCTGGTTTGGAATGAAGAGGCGGGCGAGGGCGAGGTGCTGCTGGTGCCCGGCTTCACGCGCGCGGATGGCGTTTTCGGTAAAGACGCCCTGTCAGATTGGTGCGGCCTCCTCGAACGCGAATATTCGGCATGGCGGACGCTGCCTGGGCGAGTGGGGTACGTGGAGGGTACGGAGTGAGCGCCATGGCCCGACGCCGCCCTGCGCGCGCCGCCGAACCTGTGTCCGACCTCGGCCCCGACATCCGACGCCGCCGGGGCGATGTGGTCGAACACTTCCGCGCCGACCCCGACAACCCAAACCGGGACGTCAAAGGCGCGCGCGTTCGCGTCGCCTACCACGTCCTCTGGATTGAGGGCCGCATCAGCGACGAACAGCACGAGGCCGCCGACCGCTACCTCGTCCGCCTAGAGCAAGCCCAGGGCGCCGTCGAAGGCTCCCCCACCCTTGCCGTCGCAACGCGCGGCCACGGCGGCAGCGGCCCCACAGAGCGCCAGGTCATGGCCCTTGCAGACCTCCGCGCCGCAGACGCCGTTCTCGGCCGCGACACCGCCCTCGTTCGCGCCGTGGTGGGCTTCAACTGCACGCCCGACGCCAGCGAAGTCCCCGCGCTCCGCGACGCCTTCCAGCGGCTGGCCGACATGTGGGGCATGTGATGCAGCGGCGTGCCGGAATAGCGCTTGACGCGACGCGGCGCAGGCTTGTAGGCGAGCCGTATAAGTCAGAGTTGCGCCCGGAGCCTTACAGGCTGCCGGGCTTTTTTATGCCCGGAGCCCCACATGCCTCGCACGCTCCGCGTCCTGGCTAACGGGGCGCTCTACCCCGCCGGCCACGACACGCAGCAGGACGACGCCCGCGTTTCCACATACACGCAGGCAGAAGGCGAGGCCGCACGCTACGCCGTGGATTGGACCGGCCGCTTCGCCGGCGCCACGCCCTCCGTCGCCTGGACCGTCACCGGCGCCAACGGCACCAGCGCCAGCATCACCGGCCCCGTCGCCTCCATCGTCGTCTCCGGGCTGACCGAGGGCAACGTCGCCGAACTCCTCTGCGCCGCCACGGCCGACGGCGAGACAAGCGTGGCCCGCTTTCGCGTGGCCTGCCCGCAGCTTCTGCAGGTGTCCGGCGTCGTCTAATGCCTGCGGGCCGTCCCCCGACGCGTCCTTCGCTGGACGACCCCGAAGTCGTTGATGCCCTCTGCGCGCGCCTGTCTGCCGGCGAGGGCTTGAGCCAAATCTGCGCGGGCGACGACATGCCGCCCCGCAGCGCTGTCTATCTGCGCATGGCGAAAGATGAGGCGTTTAGGACAGTTATCGCGCGCGCGAGAGAAGCGCAGCAGCACGCCATCATTGATGAGACGGTAGACCTCGCCGACCAAGCGACGCCCGACAACTGGCAGGTCATCAAGTTGCAGATTTGGGCGCGCCAATGGCGGGCCGGCAAGCTCGCCCCGAAGTCCTACGGCGACAAAGTTCAGCACACCGGCGACGGTGGCGAAGGACCCATCCAACTCAATGTCCGCATCATCGACGAGGGACTTGACCCTGCCGGTCCGCCGTCAGCTTCGTCCCCTGGTCACGACTGATAGGCGTTACGCCGTCGCCGTCGCGCATCGCCGCGCCGGCAAGACTGTCGCCGCCATTCAGCGCCTCATCATTTCGGCGCTCGCCTGCACGAAACCCCGCCCGCGCTGCGCCTACATCGCCCCGACCTACGCCCAGGCCAAAGCGGTCGCCTGGGACTACCTCAAAGCCTACACGCGCGACATCGCCACCGCGACGCATGAGAGCGAGTTGCGGGTGACGCTGCCGAACCAGGCACAAATCCGCCTGTTCGGCGCCGAGAACTACGACGCCCTGCGCGGCCTCTACCTTGACGATGTGGTTCTGGACGAGTTCGCCGACATGCAGCCGGGCATCTGGCCGGTTGTCCGCCCGGCGCTGTCCGACCGGCAGGGCAGGGCGCTGTTCATCGGCACACCGAAGGGTCGGAACGAGTTCTTCCGGGTCTACGACGAGGCGACCCGCGACCCCGACTGGATGGCAATCAGCCTCCGGGCCAGCGAAACGGGCATCCTGCCGCCCGAGGAACTGGAAGACGCCAAGCGCCGCCTGACCGAAGACACCTTCGCCCAGGAATACGAATGCAGCTTCGATGCTGCTGTCCTCGGCGCCTACTACGGCAAGCTGCTGGACGAGGCCCAGCAGGCTGGCCGCCTTTGCCGCGTTCCGGCTGACCCCGCCGCCCAGGTTCACACGTCCTGGGACCTCGGGGTCGGCGACAGCACCGCCATCTGGTTTTTCCAGAACGTCGGCCGCGAGGTCCACGTCGTGGATTACTACGAGGCTAGCGGCGAGGGCCTGGAACACTACGCCCGCATTCTCCAGGGCAAGCCCTACATCTGGGGCACGCATTACCTGCCGCACGACGCTGCGGCCCGCGAACTCGGCACCGGCACCTCCCGCGTCGAGACGCTGGCCCGCCTTGGCATCAAGGCAACCGTCGTCCCGGCCCAGGCCAAAGACGACAGCATCAACGCCGTCCGTCTCATGCTCCCGCGCTGCTGGTTCGACGCCGAGCGCTGCAAGGTCGGGCTGGAGGCGCTGCGCCTCTACCGCCGGGACTACGACGAGCGGCTCAAAACCTTCCGGGACAGGCCCCGGCACGATTGGACAAGCCACGCGGCGGACGCCTTCGCGGTGTTCGCCACGGGCCACAGAGCGGAGCAACCCGACATGGCAGCGGTTAGGTCGCGCCTGCGGGCGGCAAGGAGCGGCGGATGGATGGCAGCGTGAGCGAGGGGTACGACCCGCGCGACATCCTGCAAGACGCGCTCGACGCCTATCGTGAGGCGCTGGACGCGGACAAGGACAACCGCGACGCCGCCTATGACGACCTGCGCTTCCTGGCCGGCGAGCAATGGGATGAAACGGTCAAGCGCCAGCGCGTGCGGGATGGCCGCCCGACGCTGACCGTCAACCGCCTGCCGCAGTTCATCCGCCAGGTCACCGGCGACATCCGCCTCAACAAGCCCGCCATCATCGTTCGGCCCGTGGACGGCGGCGCCGACACGAAGGTCGCGTCGCTCTATTCCGGCCTCATCCGCAACATCGAAAGCGTCTCGGACGCCGACACGGCCTATATCCAGGCTGCCGAGCATGCGGTCGCCGCCGGCATGGGCCATTTCCGGGTCACGACGCAGTACGTCGCCGATGATGCCTGGGAGCAGGACATCCGCATCGAGCCGGTGCGGAACCCCTTTGCCGTCGTGTGGGACCCGCAGGCGACGAAGCTGACGCGCGAGGACGCCCGCTATTGCTTCGTGCTGGAGCGGGTCGAGCGCAAGGCGTTCCGCGCCCGCTTCCCGAACGCCGCCCTGTCCGACATGGACCGGCCCGTGCCGACCGAATGGCGCGATTGGGCCAGCCGCGACACGGTGCTGCTGGCTGAGTATTGGGTCCGCAAGCCCGTCACGAAGCGCATGGCGGCGCTGGCGACCGGCGAGGTGTTCGACGTCAGCGACGCCCCGCCCGAGGAACTGGCGCAGCTTGAGATGGCCGGCGCTCGCTTCCGCGAGAGCAAGGGCCACAAGATTTGCAGCTACCTTATCAGCGCGGGTGACGTGCTGGGCGGGCCGTATGACTGGCCGGGCAAGTTCATCCCCATCGTGCCCGTCATCGGCTCTGAAATCGTCACGGGCGACCGCGTGGTCCGCCATGGCCTTGTGCGCTTCGCCAAGGACCCGCAGCGGATGTACAACTACCACCGCAGCGCGGCGGTGGAGGCCATCGCGCTCGCGCCCAAGTCGCCATGGCTGGCGACGCCCGAGCAGGTCAAGAACTTCGAAGAGGATTGGGCGCGGGCCAATCAGGACAATCAATCCGTCCTGCTCTACAATCCCGACCCTGGCGCTGGCGGTCCGCCGCAGCGCGTGGCCCCGCCACCTGTCCCCGCCGCGCTGATACAAGAAAGCGCGCTCTCGTCCGACGACATGAAGGCGACGACGGGCATCTACGATGCCGCGCTGGGCGCCCGGTCGAACGAGACGTCGGGCCGCGCCATCCTGGCCCGTCAGCGCGAGGGCGACGTCGGCACCTATCACTACATCGACAACCTCGCCAAAGCGCTGGCCCACGCGGGCCGCATTCTGGTGGACCTCATCCCGCGCATCTACGACACCGAGCGCGTGGTCCGCATCCTGGGCGAAGACGGCGCCTCCGAGGTCGCCACGCTCAACATTGACACGCCGGACGGCCGGCGACTGAACGACCTGTCTGTCGGCCGCTACGACGTCACGGTGAAGACGGGGCCGTCCTTCAGCACCCGGCGCGAGGAAAGCGCCCAGGCGATGTTGGAGTTCATGCGCGTATTCCCGCAGGCCGCCCCGCTGCTGGGCGACATGCTGGCGGACGCGATGGATTGGCCGGGCTCGCGCATTATCGCGGCGCGCCTCAAGACGATGCTGCCGCCAGGCATGGCCGAGCGGGCTGATGCAGAGGCCAAGGGCGAGGAAATCCCGCCCGAGGTCATGCAGATGATGCAGCAGCCCAGCCCTGAGCAAATGAAGATGCAGGCGGACTTGCAGACGCAGCAGGCCGAACTGGCGATGAAGCAGCAGCAGATGCAGGCCGACCTCATGGTTGAGCAGGCCAAGCTGGACATCGAGCGTCAGCGGCTGGAACTGGAGCGGGCCAAGGCCGAAGCGCAGTTCGCCATCAAGGTGAGCGAGACGCAGGCCAAGCAGGCGCCGGCGGTCGGTATTATGCTCGGCGCCGATACGGAGCGGGCCGTGGCCGAGGCGCAGGTCGGCTCCTCCATGGCGATGCAGGACATGGCCGTGAACCTGTCCGCCGCGATGTCCGCCGTGGCAGAGGCCGCGCAGCAGATGTCGGCGACGGCGCAGCAGGTTGGTGCCATGGGCGCCCAGGTGGCCGACGCCGCCCGCGTCATGGCTGCCCCGAAGCGCGTGGTGCGCGACGAGCGAGGCCGCGCCGTCGGCGTCGAGCCGGTGCCCGTTAACTGATGCTGACCCTCAGCGTGCCCAGCGTGGTCGTCCAGACGACGCAGGGGCGGGGGCATACGCCCGAGGAAGTCGCCGAGCGTCTGGTGGACCGCATCGTCGCCGTTGCCGACACGGCGCCGGCGCCCATCCGGGACCAAGCGCGGGCGTTTCGCGCGGCGCTGGTGCCGCTCTGCGCGGGCTACATGCAGGCTGCCGTGCGCAGCGACAGGACAACGGTAGCAAACAGGCTGCGCGAGGCCGGCATGGCTGACGCAGCCGCTGCGGTGATGAGGCTCTGATGCCAATCAGTCAGGCGATGCCGACTTCGTTCAAGCAGCAACTGCTTGAAGGGGTCCACGATTTCCGTGCGTCCGGCGGCGACACCTACAAGGTCGCGCTCTACACGTCGTCCGCCAACCTCGACGCTTCCACGACGGCCTACTCGGCGACGAACGAGGTGAGCGGGGCGGGCTACAGCGCAGGCGGTGCGACGCTCACGGCGGTGAACCCGACGACGAGCGGCACGACGGCCTTCACCGACTTTGCCGATGTGACTTGGGCCGGCGCGACCATCACGGCGCGCGGGGCGCTCATCTACAACACGACGCCGGGGCACACCTACACGAACGCGGCGGTGGCTGTGCTGGACTTCGGCAGCGACCGGACCAGCACCAGCGGCGATTTCACCATCGTCTTCCCGGCGGCTAACGCCTCCGCAGCCATCATCCGGATTGCCTGACCATGGCGAACGTTAAGATTAGCGACCTGCCGGCAGCCTCGTCGGCGGGCGGGACGGATCAGCTTGAGACAAACCAGGGCGGCACGTCGCGGCGCCTGACGGTGGCGCAGGTCGCCACGCATGTGCGCGGCACGGCGACGGACACGGTGGCGATTGCTGCCGGCTCGGCCTCTGCGCCGTCGTTGACGCCGACCGGCGACAGCAACACCGGCCTGTTTGCGCCGGCGGCCGACACGCTGGCGTTTAGCACTGGCGGCACGGAGCGGCTGCGGCTCGACGCTTCGGGCAACGCGACGTTCGCTGGCACTGCGGCGATGGCGAGCAGCTTCCTGCGGAACCGGATTATCAATGGCGACATGCGGATCGACCAGCGGAATGCTGGGGCGAGCGTGACGTTCACTAATAGCTTTGGCTACGTTATCGACAGGTATCGCGCAGTAGCCCTAGGTACATCACTTGGTTTTAGTTCGCAGAGAAGCACAGTTGCCCCACCAAGTTTTGTCAACTCGTACCTTGCGACAGTCACATCAGCCAAGACACCTGCGCCAACCGACCAATGTCGTATCGACCAGTTCATTGAAGGTGTGAACGTCGCTGATCTTGGGTGGGGAACAGCCAACGCCCAGACGGTGACGCTTTCGTTTTGGGTGCGTAGTTCTGTAACCGGGATTTACTGCGTACACTTGGGGAATGACGGCAGCCCCACGCGCTCTTATGTCGTGCAGTACACGATTGGTTCGGCTAATACCTGGGAATACAAAACCATCACCATCCCAGGCGACACGTCAGGCACTTGGAACACTGGGACTTCCTATGGTGTGGGTGTGTCGTTCGCTCTTGGTATGGGCAGCAGCTTTACCGGAACCGCCGGATGGCAGGCAGGGGAACGCCTCCAAACATCAAGTCAGACCAACTGGATCGCCAACGCTGGCGCTACCTTCTACCTAACCGGCGTCCAACTCGAAGTCGGCACCGTCGCCACGCCGTTTGAACGCAGGCAGTACGGGCAGGAACTGGCGCTGTGCCAGCGGTATTATAATACAACATCAGCCACAATTTGGGGCGGCCAAAGTTTTGCGGGTCAATATGTAACTTGGTCAAGTTACTTTCCAGTGACCATGCGATCGACGCCAACGACATCAATTACAAGTGTCACCGCTTTTCCTGCTATGAATGGCGGTCCTACGGTAGCCAACGTTTTTTCTGGGTCAATAACTTTAATCAGCGCTTCTTTTAGTGCATTAAATACAAACGGAGCATGCGCTTTTGTTTTGTCAACCTCGGCGGAACTCTAACCATGTACACCAACGCCCAACACTACACCGACCTGTCCGGCAACCCGGCAGGCATCCGCTGCGACATCAACGGCGTGACCAGCTTCGTGCCGTGCGACCCGGCGAACACCGACTACGCCGCGATCATGGCCCTGGTGGCGGCGGGTGAGTTGGTGATCGCGGATGCTGCGCCGGTTGAGGCGCCGCAGGGCTAACCCATGAACGGCCGCCGCATAACGGAGGCCGGTGACCTTCGCGTCACGCAGGCGGCTGACGACCGCATTACAGAGGGCGTCGTTGACGTCCTCGTCTCTGTCACCGGCACCAGCGCCACCTCTGCGCTCGGCAGCGTCACCGTCACAGCAGCCGCCAGCGCGTCGCCGACGGGCCAGCAGGCGACAGGCGCCGTCGGCACTGTCACCG